TGATGAGTCGTCCAGAATTGCAGAGAGGACCCTCTCTCTCATTTCCTCCTCCTTTATACTTATATATTATGTCTTATTGTCTTATTGTCTTAATACCCCATTGGAAGCCCCGGGTTTACTGGGTTCTTGTATTGAGACAATATTTGGAGTTTGTCTTAATACGTCTTAATTGGTGTCTTAATACAAAAAGACAAACGCATAACGATACACACTCGATTGAATGTATATTGGTATGCAAGGGGTAATAAATACCCCTTGATGTTGGTTGGAATTAAGCCGCTGCTCTGGCTTTACGGTCTGCAGCTCTTTGACCTTGCACTCTAGATGATGCTTCTTGCTTAACGTCGTAAGCTAATGCCCACGTGTCAAACTTATCTGTAGTCTGTTCCACAATCCCGGCTGTTACTAGCGTTTTACTATTCAGTTGGTCTTGCAGCAAAGCACTTACTACCTTATCAATCGAAGTGTGATCTTCATGCCCCAATTTGGCTATTTCAGATACTAATTTTTTAACTGCTTGGTCTATAGCTGAAGATTTAACTGCAACAGTCGTTGCAGGTTCAAAGTGATACCATAAGCTATAAGTGGCACTTGTAATATTAAAGCTATCCTTGCCTTGCTCTTTAGCGTTCTTAACATGAGATGCACTCCATGTTAGTTTTTCAAAGTGACCATTATTTTTGGTCTTAACCCTGATTGGTGAATACTCAGATACCCACGCAATTAAACGGTTTCTATCTAAGCCTTTCATATCGTGCTCAAATACCTTTACTATTTCACGGTTAGACAGTACTGACTTTTTATCGAGAGTACCCGCGTACGTTAGCAACAAAACCATTTCGCGCTGTACTATCTCAGCTTTTTTCTCGATTTGATCGAAAGCTCTAACGATCTTATCAGCGCTAAACTTAACCGTGGGTTTTTTGGTGCCGTCAACTACTTTTAACTCATTCATGATTTTTACCCTTTTGTTAGTTATGGTATGGGAAGATCCATACCTAAAAATGCACTGTTAGCAATGCGCTTTTAGGTATGGGCTTTAGGGACTATATTGCCGCCCCGAACCGGCTTAAACGATACTGCTCGCGCTCTTACCCAATTGTGGAAATATATTAATGCGAGCCGGGATTGTGGTTGCGGAATCCCTACTTTTTACTTAAACCTAGTGATAAGACATCGAGTGGTTTCTGGCAATTGTTGGTACGTGCGTTCCCAATACAAGCGTACTAGCATCATTGTCAAGACGTAACTGTGGTGCGTGCTACGTTCAGGCAAAGATTTTCCGATCAATCAATCGCAATACTCTAGACCTATCAATACATTTAAAATGTATCTAACCTTTACTCAGATAATGAGGGCGGATAACCTCCCAGTCAAACAGTCGCAACTATGTTGTAAAAACAGGGAGTCTTTGAAGTCTTTGCAGTTCGATTTGTAAGATCGACCCATATCGGATAATGCCGGACACATAACTGTTTTGAGTCAGTCAACTGCGGTGGGTCGTAAAGCCACCGATTGTAAAAGAGCGGGTTTGAATGAAGCGATCACGTGGTGAAGACTCCGTTCACTATAGGGAAGTTGTAAACATGGGGGTGGGTAGTGACCGATGGGGGTGGGGGTGTGTGGGGCCAGCTTAGGTACTTCATTCACCACGCCCCCCACTTTTATAAACAGTTCATTTTGACCCACATATAGTGCCCCGCAAAAATCCCCTACACGTTTCCCTAAATAGACTTATAATGAAGGCAACTTGTCCACACGTGTATACATATGAGCAACCAAGTAGATAAACTTACAAACCCTGATTTCGCACATAAGTCGATCTTGTCTCGCGGGCAACTGCAGATGATAGAAGACGATCCTGCGAAGATGGAAACCCTCGCCCGTCTGATGGGAGCTGTTAACCTGGATAATCTATTTCGTCATATGCAGAACTCCACAATTAACCCGGCTACAAGGATTGAGTTCCAAAAGCTTCTGAATAAAATGGGTAAGTTGGAGCCCGACACTAAAAATGACGTCGGCGCAGGGCAGCAGGTCATCATCAATATAACTAGGGCTAAAGATAATACGGACGATCTTGTTATTGAAGGGTCTAGTACCCCGGTAGAACCATGACAGCGACTAGTGTAGCAACCCAACCCGCACACGAGATTAATTTTGAGGTTATAGCCTCGTTAGACTCGTTCTTTTACTCTGAAAAGTTCATTTCGTTAGCAGTGGGCCCCGTTGGGTCGACGAAGACGACTGCGGGTATTATGAAAATACTACACCACGCTGCAGTTATGGCACCGTGTAAGGACGGGGTACGCAGATCGAGAGCTATTTGGGTTCGTAACACGCGCGAGCAACTGCGGGATACATCTATACCGGATTTCATGAAGTGGATACCTGACGGAATAATGGGGTCGTTCTTGAAAACTGAGTACAAATTCGTCATAAAAGTTGGGGATATTGAGTGTGAAGTCCTGTTCCGGGGTTTAGATGACGCGAACGATGTACGACGGTTACTATCACTCCAGGCAAGCTTTTTTATATTCGATGAGTTCAGAGAGATACATCCGGATATTTTTAACGCGGCGCAAGGGCGGTTAGGGCGGTACCCAGATAAAATGATGAACGTCGTTGGGTGTAAGACAGATGATGGGAAGCCGAACGCGCACCTGTGGGGGATGACAAACCCCCCAGACCAGGATACTTTTTGGGAGGATATACTTTCTGAGCCTCCTAGCAACTGTCATGTAACAATACAACCCTCGGGCCTGGCCCCTGAGGCGGACTGGACGCAATATTTACCAGATGATTACTACGACAACTTGGCGCAGGGGAAAACTGAGGACTGGATAGCCGTGTACATACACGCGCAGTTCGGGAAATCATTGTCGGGGCAGCCTGTGTTTCGCTCATTTGATAGGCCTAACCACGTGGGGAAGCACGAGATACCTCTAATGGTGAACGATGCGCCACTGTTGATAGGGATTGATGCAGGGCTAACACCCGCTGCGGTTATCGGACACCTAGCGTACGACGGTCGATTAATAATATACGAGGCTTTGGTGTCTGAGGATATGGGTGCGCTGCGATTTGTGAGGGAAAAATTGAAGCCTTTGCTGTCTAACAAGTTCCCAGGACGGAAGACAATAGTGATAATTGACCCGGCAGCGTTTCAGAGGGCGCAGACTGATGAGCGGACTGTAGCAGATATATACAAAACGGAAGGATTTTTAGTTAAGCCCGCGCGGACGAACTCAGTAGCAGCTCGTATAGCAGCGGTAGAGAAATTTCTTACGAGGGTAGTGGACGGGAAGTATGGCCTTATTATAGATCCACGCGGGGGGTTACCGCTAGTTCAAGCGTTGGCGGGGAAATATAGGTACAAAATAAATACGAAAGGAGTTAAGGACGAAAAACCCGAGAAATCGCACCCGTGGTCGGACATAGCGGATGCATTTCAGTACATATGCCTGCATGCAGACGGAGGTGAGGTGTTTGGAGGCGCGTTAGGCGGGGGAGAGAGGAGAGAAATTAAAAAAATAACATCAGGGGGCTGGACATAGCGCGAAATTTAGTGTATACCTAGCCCCAGCTAGGTATTTTTATAGGAAACTGATACAAATATGACGTTAGGACCAGCACTTATTCCGGTAGCCCGCTCCTCTGACTTAGAAGCCGAGGCAAAAAGGGCGTCCGACGCCAAACAACAGGCGCCGCTAACCCAGGGTTTGGCTGCTCATACGCGCAAGCGTTGGGAACTCATGAGGGACCATAAAAAACAGGATATTGAAGGGCGGTTAACTGAAACTGCTCGCGCTCGAAACATGGAGTACACCCCCTCTAAACTGGCTGAAATAAAAGCTCAGGGCGGGTCAGAGATATTTATGGGTGTAGTTAGCACAAAATGTCGTACGGCAACTGCGTGGTTAAGAGATACTCTACTTGGCACCGGAGGTGATAAACCTTGGTCCATATCAGCAACTCCTATTCCAGATGTTCCCCCTGATATATTAGACCGGCTGCAGGGACTAATGCAGGAGAACCTGCAGCAATATTACTCCGAAGGCGGGTCAGACATAAATCCTGCAGACCTGAACCATTTAGCATCCGGGATGAAAGATACAGCCCTACGAGAGATGAAATTTGAGGCGGAGAAACGCGTCGAACGTATGGAGAAGAAAATGGAGGACCAGCTCTTAGAGGGCGGGTTCACTAAGGCGCTATTCGAATTTACTAATGATGTGGCGACTTACCCATACGCGGTGATTAAAGGACCGGTTCCCCGGAAACGGAGAACTTTAACTTGGGCGGAAGGGGGTCTTGTTCCGACGGAAGTAGTCAGGGATGAGTGGGAAAGAGTTGACCCTTACAAATTTTACTGGGCTCCATGGGGCGACGACGTCCAGAGCATGCCTGTAATAGAAGTACACCATTTAACTCGAGAAGATGTCGAAGCTATGATAGGCGTCGAAGGCTACGACGAAGACGCAGTTCGTTCGTTGTTAGCGGATTTCGGGGTTAGCGGATTTAACTGGCTGGACCGAGACGAGTCGGAGATAGAGCTCTTAGAAGGTAAAGACTTTGATGATGCAGGCTCTGATCTTATAGCAGCGATACAGTTATGGGATAGTATCCCAGGAAAACTATTAATCGAATGGGGGCTTAGCGAGGACGAGATAGAAGATCCTCAGCTGTCGTATGGCTGCGAAGTCTGGATGGTAAACAATATAATTATAAAAGCTGTGTTGAACTACGACCAGTTAGGACGGAAACCGTATTACGTTACGTCGTTCGAGAAGGTCCCCGGGCGGATCGACGGCAACGGAGTTTCAGACTTATGTATGGACGCCCAGAGCATGTGCAACGCGGCGGCTCGGTCTTTATCAAACAATATGGGGATTAGTTCCGGGCCTCAGGTCGGTGTAAACATAAGCCGTTTACCGGCAGGGGAAGATATTACGCAGATGTACCCCTGGAAAATATGGCAGTTCCAACAATCGGACTATGGAGATTCATCTCCGCCCATAAACTTTTTTCAGCCAAATTCAAACGCGCAAGAGCTTATGGCTGTGTTTGATCGTTTTATGGATGTCGCGGACGAAGTTACAGGAATACCAAAGTATATGACTGGGCAGCATGTTCCGGGAGCCGGTCGGACATCATCAGGGTTGTCTATGTTGATGTCTAACGCGGGAAAAAGTATAAAACAGGTAATTGGGAACATCGACCATGATGTTCTGACTCCCATGTTGGAGAGACAATACCAAAGGAACTTACGGTACAGTAATGATCCCGATTTGATAGGGGATATACAGATTATCGCTACAGGAGCGATGTCGTTAGTTGTTAAAGAAGCTGAGTCTGTTAGGAAGACAGAATTCCTCCGCCTTGTACTAGAAAGTCCTGTAGCTCAGCAGATAGTAGGGCTACCCGGTACGGCTGAGCTTTTACGCGACTTAGCGGGAAATTTAAATACGAATATTGATAGGTTAGTGCCCTCCAGGGAGGACATTCAGAAGCAGCAAGCCTTAGCTCAGCAACAAGAGCAGGCAATGGCTGAGCATGAAATGCAGATGCGTCATGCTGAGATGGGGTTGCCTGGGAACTTACAAGAAGATGGTACCGAAAAAGGGGGGCGGCAAGACAATTACATGAGCCCCAGACCTAATGGGCGTTAATCTGTTAACACGTTAGCAGATTTTTATGTATCATATAGCACATGATAAATGTTAATAAGCTAGGAATTCAGGGGGCAACGGCCTTAAACCGGCTACGAGAACCGGAGTTTGATAGCGTAATCACAACGCTTCAAGGTGAACTTGAAGAAGCGAAGCAGAAGTTAGTACACGCAGATGAGACGGTTTATATCCACCGTTTGCAAGGTCGAGCTGAAGCTTTTGAAGACTTACTGAAAGCGATTGAAGAGTCGCGGAAGGTGTTATCGCGCTAGAAATGGCGCATTTGTAGAGCACACCATAACGGGAGCAGCATACTTCGGGCGCTGCAAAACAGAGTTGATGCTTTAAGGAGAAAAAAATGGCGTTACCAAAACAAGTGCAGGCACAGATTGCGGAAGTTGAAGAGTTAGAGAAAGAACTGACAGCCCACAGCAAATCAGGGGAGAAACCTGAGGTATTAGCTAAGGACACTGACACTGAAATATCTGCTGAGCAACAGTCGGAAGAGCTCGCACGTGAAGAAGTAAAGCCTACTGATGTTTCTGAAGTTACAGATGACTTTAAGCAAAAGTACAGTACCTTACGGGGAAAGTATGATGCGGAAGTTCCTAGAATGCACCAGCAGATTAGGGATCTTAATGAGCAGCTAAGTAGTGTCCGTAAGGGTATTGAAGCTGCAGAAAAAGTGAAGTCCGAAGAGCCGAAAGAAAAGATCAGTTATGTAACCGATGCTGATCGAGAAGAGTACGGTGATGATTTGATCGACTTCCAACGTCGAGTTGCTAAAGAAGTGTCTCAGGATTATGAGGGGCGCTTTAAGCAACAGGAGAAAGTACTGTCAGATTTGCGCGAGCAAATTAAAAGTACGGGACACCAAATTGGAGAGATGGATTTTACTCAGCGCTTACGACAATTAGTGCCTGATTTTGACCAGCTCGACAAGGATAACCGTTGGGTGGCGTGGCTAGATGAAGTTGACCCTATGACTAGGGGGCCACGTCGAGATCAAGCTCAAAATGCGTTCAATGCGGGGGATGCTGAAGCGGTAGCTCACTATGTGGGGTTATTCCGGGACAGTCACAACCCGAAAGAACAAATTAAGAGCACTCGCCAGTCTGAACTCGAGAAGCAGGTAGCGCCGAATCGTTCTGCTAGCTCCACAGCTGTAGCGAGCGCGGGTAAAGGGGACAAAGTGTATTCTAATAAAGAAGTAACCAACGCTTGGACCAAAATTCGCACTTTAAACACTAAGGGGAAATACGACGACGCGGCAAAACTTGAAGCTGAGCTAACAGTTGCGTACATGGAGGGTCGAGTTCGCGCTTGACCTACTAATATGTAAGCGGCCTTAGCAATAATGAAACTGTTTTTATTTTTTAAGGAGTAACAATAATGGCTGCTATATTTCCTGTAGTTGGTTCCGGTGCTTTTGACACCAACCCGTCGTATTCGGGTAGCTTTATACCACAACTGTGGTCCAATAAGCTAAATGCTAAGTTCTACGCAAATACAATGATGACGGAGATCGCCAATACCGATTGGGAAGGCGAGATTAAAAACCAAGGCGACTCTATTCGGATTCGTACCGCGCCTTCTATTACTATTAACGACTATGCTGGGGCGGGTACAACTTTATCCAGCGAAGTACCTGTACCTATCTTTCAAGATTTGCAAATCAACAAAGGTAAGTACTTTAGCGTCCAAATCAACGACGTGTTAGCACATCAAGCTGACATTGAGTTAATGAATACGTTTACAGACGACGCCGCGAAGCAACTTAAGATCGCAATTGAGAACGAAGTGTTTTTCCAGTGGTTTCAGACTGAGGGTGCTATTGCAGCGAATAAAGGTGCTGCTGCTGGTGCTATTTCTGCAAGTTACGCTCTAGGTACGGATACTGTCCCTCTTAACCAAGCTACATCAGGTATGGTGCTAGATACTATCCTACAGATGTCTGCAACTTTAGATGAGCAGAATGTTCCTGAAGAGGGTCGCTGGTTAATTATCTCACCTAAAGATCGTAACCTTTTGATGCAATCTAACATTGCTCAAGCGTACTTCACTGGCGATCAGTCAAGTGTTATCCGCACGGGTAAGATCGGTATGCTAGATCGTTTCTCTGTATATGTATCTAACTTACTACCTCATGGTACTACTTCTAAGGCGACAGTTGCCGGTTTATCAGCGACTTCTACAGGAGCAACCCTTTCAGGGGCTAAACCACGTCGTATGATGGTTGCAGGTACTAAACATGCATGTGCGTTCGCTTCTCAGATTGCTAAGACTGAGCCGCTACGTAACCAAACTGACTTCGGCGATATAGTTCGTGGTCTTGCTGTTTACGGACGTAAGGTTGTTAAAAACGAAGCGCTAGTAACTGCTTTGGTTGGTGCTCCTTAATATAAGGTAGTCCTAAGATAGAAGGGGGGTAGTCCCCCTTCTTTTAGATTAACTTACGGAGTAACCTGTGGCAACGATAAAAGTAATTGAGGTTGTAAAGCGTGTCGAAGACATATTACAAGACACAAATGTTCGCTGGCCTCGCCTAGAGCTGCAGAATTGGATTAACGAATCTTACCTGCAGATTATATTATTACGTCCGGATGCTAATGCAAAAACAGGAACGCTAACGTGCGTGGCAGGAACACGCCAAGGGCTAACAACTAGTTTTCCTAGTGCACTGCGTTTACTGGATGTAGTAAGAAACCTTGCGAGTTCTTCCAGCAAAAAAGTAGTCCGCCTTATAAGCCGAAGCGTCTTAGATGACCAGCGTCCAGCTTGGCATGCTGAGACAGGCACCGCTAATGTGCAGAATTATACTTTTGACCCGAGGCAGCCTAAGGAGTTTTTTGTGTACCCTCCAGCTACAACGTCCGCGCAAATAGAAATTGTGTACGCTGACGCAGTAGGAGCTCACAGCCTTAGTGAGAGTGCCCTAGATCCAACCGGATCAAGTACGGAGCTTATAAAGCTCGATGACATATATTTAAGTTCCATGATCGACTGGGTTCTGTACCGTTCGTACTCTAAGGATGCTGAGTACGCGGCAAACGCGGCAAGAGCTGCAGCACACAGCCAAGCTTTTATGGGAGGGATCGGGGCTAAAACCCAGAGCGACATAGGTGTGTCTCCCACCGGAGGTGTGTAAATGGCTACGAATTGGGAGAAATTCTATCCGTACGTACAACCATACGTCCCGGGCTGCCCGGAAGTAGTTATAGATACCCACTTGCAGGAGGCCGCAGAGGAATTTTGCGCGCGGAGCGAAGTATGGAGAGCTGAGTTAGAAACGATTAAAGTTGTGAAGAGCTCAGCGGACTACGAGTTAGATACTCCCGCTGGGGCGCTTGTAGAAAACGTGTTATTTCTTTATCTGGACGGGAAACTTTTGTCCCAAGTGCACGACGGTAACTTTATAGCTCCTTTAACGTCTACCGGGGAACCTTTAACGGGGAGACCTTCGATGTTTTCTATTTTCGGCGATACAAGTGTTCGGCTATACCCTACACCTGATGTTAAATACACTATAACCGGGCTAGTCGCCCTAAAACCTTCATTGAGAAGTAGTGGAGTGGAAGACTTTATATTTAACACACACGGCAGATCTATAGCTACAGGAGCTGTAGCTCGACTAACAGGGATCCCAGGGAAAGAGTGGACCAATCCTGATGTATCATACGGTCATATGAGCGAGTTTCAACGTAAAATATGCGCTGCTAAAGCACGGGACCCTAGGCGTTCGGTACTCAGGGTGGCATCAGTGAACTTCGCGGGGCAATAGGAGTTAAAGAATGGCTTATTACGACACGATCAACCTAGTTTCGGGCGACGACAAACCTCAGCTCGATTTCACACTACGAGATTCTACTACCGCTGCAGCGGGTAAAGTTCTCGACCCCGACGACGCTACAACATGGGCCCCAATA